CACTGCAAGACCTTTCAACATCACATAAATTATTTTATGATCTGCACCCAGCTAAAAAAACTTATAGAGAAACATTATCAAGAACATCATCAGATAGAAGTTTACTAAATTTTTCAACTACGCAAGACAACCAACAAACATTTGAATTTGATACACTTACATCATCTGCTGGTGTTACAGACTGGTCTAATAAATATTTTGAAAGATTTGGGAATGTAGAAAATAAAATATTTGTTACTATGGAAATAATCAACCCAAAGTTTTTTTATTTAGAGGTAGGTGATTTTTTTAACTTTGATTCAAGTATGGGCTTTGCTTTTGATACTGATTTAGATGGAAGTGGTACTGGGTTTCTGGTTTTGGAAACTCAAAGATCATTAGGTAAATTAAGAATAACAGCATTTAATATAGGATTATCATAATGGCAAAACTATCAGCAAGAACTAATACAGCTTTAAAAAATAAAGCTAAAAAAAGTGGTATTTCTTTATCTATTCTAAAAACCATCTACAAAAGGGGATCTGGTGCATGGCTTTCCAGTGGGAGTAGAAAAGGAATGAGCATGGCACAATGGTCAATGGCTAGGGTAAATAGCTATATTAGAGGATCAAGAAAACATGATACAGATTTAAGGAGAAAAAGAGGTGGTAAGAAGAAGAGTCGCAAAAGATAAAAAAACTGGTTTACCTAAAAAATACTTATCTGGTTTAAAAGGTAGGAAAAGAGCCAGAAGAGCCAGTATCATCAAAAGAATGGCAAAGCTTTATAAACAGGGTAAAAGAATACCTAAAAGATTATTTACAGAAAGGAGTAAACTATAATGCCCTATCATTATGGAACAATGAAAAAAAAGAAAAAGAAGAAGAAGAAGAATAAAAGAAAGAAGCGTAAATAATGGCTAAAAACCTTAAAGGAATTAATTTAAAAGGTTTGACAAGCGTACAAAAAAAACAAATGTCTAGGCATAAAATACACCATACAAAAAGACATTTAGCAAAAATGGCAACTTTAATGCGACAAGGCAAAACTTTTAAACAATCACATAACATTACAATGAGAACTGTGGGCAAGTGAAAGACCCAAGACTAAAAAGATATGGCTTAAAAGGTTTTAACGTAGCAAAAAGAACACCAAGCCACCCAACTAAATCACATATGGTTTTAGCTAGATCGAAAGGCAAAACAAAACTTATAAGATTTGGTCAGCAAGGGGTAAAGGGTTCACCACCAAAAAAAAATGAGAGTAAAGCCTACAGAGATAGAAGATTGAACTGGAGAAAACGCCATGCTAAAAATATTAATAATAAGCTAAGTGGTGCTTATTGGTCAAATAAGGTGAAATGGAGTTAAACTATGGCAGTTAATATAACATCAGCAAAATTCGGAGAAGATACATCTGGCACTAACAATGCCAACTATACACCATCCACTAATCCACAAATAGGGGTAAGATATGGAAATAACTACAGAGGGATCACAATTAATAGGGCTATGGACAATACTGCTTATACTGTTGAGCGATATGGCAGAAAGAAATCCTTTCAATTAACATATACTTTTTTACCTGAATCTGATAGAGATAAACTAGAAGCATTAGTAGTATACACTGTTGGTCAAAAGAAATCTTTTTTCTTTTCACCATCTGGTGCATTTAATGATGACATTCAAGTAAGATTTACACAAAATACATTTGAATTTAACGAAGTAGCACCAAATATATATTCCATTACTCTAAATCTAGAGGAAGTTTAAACAGTACACATACTGTTATAAATAATAATATAAATATAATTAATAATAATATATTTGCAGAATTGTAAAGATTCCTTTAAATTGTATGCAAAATAGAGGGAAATTACATGAATATTGTAGAAATAAGAGACTATCTTACATCAAGAGGTCTTAAATATAAATGGTTAGCTAATCAAATTGGAATTAGTGAATCATATATGTCATTATTAATATCTGGAAAAAGAAACTGGAATCAGAACTTTATAGAAAAAACAGCAGATGTTTTAGATATACAAACTGATAGACTTTTACAGATGATCAATCAAAATATTATTAACAATAGGGAGAACAATGGGAAATATATTTGAAGCTATTATGGAGTATAATAGAATGACTGATCTGGAAACAATAAAGAGACTTGAGAAAACATTAAACCTAAATAGAGAGAAAAATGAAAAACCTAGAAAATTACATAGAAGTAAAAGACAGATTAAGAGGTCTACAGAAAGACCATCAAAATAACTATTCAATAATTATAACACATGAGGTTGCTGGTGAAACTATTATGGCTACTTGTAAAATAACTATCTTTGCAGAGAATGGTGAAAGGCAGTTTATAGATAGTGCTACTGAAGTAGGAAAAAATAGAAAAACACAAGAAAAGGCTAGTACACATGCTTTAGGTAGGGCATTAAGTTTAGCTGGTTATCAGGGAACTAAATTTGGTCAAAATGCACCTATTGCAAGTAGAGAGGAAATGCAATCTTTCTATGATAGCCAAAAACCCATATCTGCTTCTGCACCACAAATAAAATATATTAGATCAATGGCTATTCAAGCTTATAGAGATTATGGGGGAAAGTTTGATGAATTTAACAATAGCGTTGATTTAAAATTTAATATACAAGAAAATGAAAAGGGTGGATATTCAGTCTTTTTAGGAACTGATAAAATTGCTGTAGATGGTAAAGATTATAAAGGAAAATTGGATATTCAAAATGCAAAAAAATATATTGAAACGCTTAAAAAAATCACCAGTGTTTGAACTGTGCGACATACTCAATAAATATTGTGGTATGTGTGCATCATCAAACTATGACATTGAAACTAAAAAACTAATCAGCCAAAAGATTTATTATTGTGGTGCTGTTACATCTGGAATGAATAAAATAGAAAAAATGAATAAATGTTGGCTAGAAATGAATGGCTATGAAAGAAGAAAACATCAAAAAAAATTCAGCTATTGATCCCATATTTGAAAAGGTTGCCAAAGCAGTGCTTGTGAGGGGTGTAGATATGAATAAGAAGCATGGTAATAAATTTGATTCTGTTGAAAGACACCCAGTAGAATTAATTCAAGAAATAGAAGAAGAGCTTATTGATGGTCTTGTGTACTTACAGAAACTAAAAGGGGTGCTAGATGGCAAAAAGATACATTGACACAAAAATCTGGGGCAAAGACTGGTATAGGTCATTGACACCAGACAGTAAATGCTTATGGATGTATTTGATTACCCAGTGTGATCATGCTGGTATTATTGATTTTAGTGTACCATCAATTAACTTTCACATAAATAATAATCCTCAAAAAGACTATAATGAAATATATGAAGATTTAAAAATGTTTGGTGATAGGCTGGTAATTTATGAAGATGGCACAAAAATCTGGGTAAAAACATTTATAGATTTTCAATATGGGGGTTTGGATAAATTATCACCATCTGTTAGACCACAAAAAGCAGTAATAGACAGACTACACCAACAAGGCTTGATAGATAGGGATAGTTTTGAATATACTGAAAAAGCTGAAGCTTCACACATCAAACCAGAAGAAGTGCTGTCTAGCTACCAATTTGAGCTTGAAAAAGACTTTCCTGATAAGGATGTAAACCTAGAAATACAAAAAATGGTAGACTGGCTAAAAGCAAATGGCAAAAGAAAAAAGAACTATAGAGCGTTTGCAAGAAACTGGCTTAGATCATCTTTTCAAGAAAACAAGCCAAAAACTAAATATAAGCTATCAGACTTTAAAAAAACTGTTGATGGTAGATCATATATTGGATATTGTGTAAAATGTTCAAAAAGTCAATTTTATGATAAGTATGAAATTCACAATGATTCAAGATGTTGTAAATCTGAATTAATACCAAAGAGGTTAGAAAATGCAAATTCAAGTGAATCAAGAGCAATTAGACCTAATTAATAAATGGGGTGAAAGTATCGTAGAACTTTCTAAACAAGGTTTTTTAGATTCTTTTAAATACCCTATCAGTAAATCAGAAGCATTACTTAGCAAATTGCAAAAAAAACAAAAATACAATCTTATAAAAAATAAAGATCATCCTATGGGTGATGTTTTAGACAATGAAGATAAAACTGTCTCAAGAAGATAAATTATTTAGTTTATACATCAGAACAAGGGCTAAGGGATATTGTGAGAATTGCAAAAAGTATTTTGGCGTTAAAAAGCTTCAAGCAAGTCATTTTATTGGCAGAAGAAACAAAGCTGTTAGATGGGATGATGAAAATGTGTCTGCTTTATGTTTTAGGTGTCATATGGTAGTATTTACAGAGAATCCATTAATACACACTAATTGGATGAAGAAAAAACTAGGATTAAGAAAATTTAATAAATTAGTGTTAAGAGCTAATAAAATTAAAAAATGGTCTAAAGATGATTTAAAACTATTAAGAAAAAAACTTAGAGAATTAATAAAAATAAATGAAACCATTTAATCAAAAAAACTACGATCAAAATGATGAATTTGCTAGAAAGGCTGTTAAAAATCTTTTTAGAATTAAATGGGGTATTATTTTAGAGGATAACCCTGATAAATACGGTATAGACTTGCTGGGTTATTATAAAGGTAAATATTTACATATTGAAGCCAGTAAAAACAATACACAAGACTGGATAGATAATAGTTTTTATACACATAAACTAAGCCCATTTAAAGATATTAGCATATTTAAAAGACGTTTAAAATATTTAAAAGCTACCCATGATAATCAATATTATTACTACTGTCAAACAAATAAACATGGCAAATTGTTTGCTTTGTTAAGAATCACTGAAGAAATATTAAACTCACCAACTAGAAGAAAAACCCAGACCCCACTATCTGAAATTTATTTACAAAGAGATACAGCATTATTTGTAGACACCAAACATTTTAATTTTTATGCGATTTAAATTTGCAGATTCTAAAGAAAAGTTAATAAGGGATACGCATTTAAGGGATATTAAAATATCTACTGCATATCAATTTTTAAGACAATATACAGATCATAAATATGCTAAGGTGATAGATATATTATCAAAAGAGTTCTTTTTATCAGAACAAGGAATAAAAAACATATTACAAAAAATGAAAAGGAAATAATATGAAAATAATAAATCAAGTTATGAAAACCAATGATTACAGTATTTTTACACAAATAAAAGGTAATAGGTTTATAAATAAATCACATTTAAACAGAATTAAACAATCTATAAAAGAAGAATATTTAGAAGTGCCAATCATAGTAAATGAAAAGTATGAAATAATAGATGGGCAACACCGATTTGAAGCTGTAAAAGAACTTCAAAAAGAAATTTACTTTATAAAGGTAAAAGGATTAGAACTTGATCAGGTCAGAAGATTAAATACTAATACTAAAGGATGGAACTGTGAAAACTATATGAATAGTTACTGTGAATTAGGTTATCCAGATTATATTCAATACAAAGATTTTAAAAAGAAATATGGCTTTAATCATAATGAAACTATGGCTATACTTTCTTTAGATACAAGAATGTCTGGTGCAGTTAATGTAAAATTTAAAGATGGACTGTTTCAAATAGTTAATTTAAAAAAATCAATACAATTAGCTGAGAAAATTATTGTAATGAAAAAATATTATGAGGGTTACAAAAGAAGAAGTTTTGTTTATGCTATGTTAGATTTATTTGATAATCCAGAATATAACCATCAAGAGTTTATCAAAAAACTATCCTATCAAACTACAAAGCTAGTTGATGTACCAAGAGCAGAAGATTATTTACAGATAATAGAAAAAATATATAATTACAATAGACCAAAAAAAGAAAAAGTAAGGTTTTATTAAAAAGGGATAATAACAATGCAAGAAAAAAAATATATAAATGGAATAGTTCTAAAAGAAAAAAAGTTTGATAATGGTGGTTCTATTATAAATTGCTGGATTAAATATGATGACTTTATAAAAGAAATAGATTCAATTAAAAAAAATGGATCAGTGAATATTGTTATAGCACAAAGAAAAGAACCCTCAGAGACTGGTGTAACACATTATGTTTATGAAGATACATTTGAACCTAAACAGAAGCAAGAGCCAGTACATTATGAAGAAACAGAAGATGATTTACCATTTTAGGGCTGTTAACTAATTTTAAAACCTAGTATGTGGTTTGAAAAAAGTTATATGGTTGGCACACCACAGCCCTATTTTATTTTTTTGTAAATAAAGCTTGACACTTATAATTTATTATTGTTACCTTTGTAAAGATTAATTCACTAAAACAAAACAGAGAGAACGAAAATGAAAACAAGAATAAAAAAACAATATATGTTGTGCTTTTTAGAGGAAAGGCAAGTGTTAACAGATGCTAGACTTGAATCATACGGTGTAGGTTATGAGGCTGATGAAACCTTTACTTTTGAAGTAGCTGAGGTATTCAATTCAAAATTTGATGCTTTAAAGTATTTAGAATCAAATGGGGCATCTGATCAAGAATTTACAATACTTGAAAAATTTAAAGTTGTAGAGGTGTCAAAATGAAGTTTCAAAAATCATATGGTGGCAGAGAAAAATATAGATCAATCAAGTATAAAAAAGATTCAGTTAGTGATTGTGTAATAAGAGCTATTGCTGTTGGATTAGATCAGGACTACAAACAAACCTTTAAGGAGTTACTTGATCTAAGTTGGGAAATGCTTAACTTGCCAAATAGTTGGAAATGTGTTGAGGAGTATTTAACAAGAAAAGGCTGGACAAAAAATAAACCAATGAGAAATAGTAGAAACAGAAAATTAAAAGTAGGTCAATTCCCTATGAATGGTGTTTACCTCATTCAAATAAATGGGCATTTCACTTGCTTAAAGGATGGTGTTTTGCTTGATACATGGGATTGCAGAAGATCAAGTGCTAATAGTTACTACACAAAGTAAGACAAATAATTAACTTTAAGGCTTGAGCTAAACAATTGATTTAAATCAAAGTGATTATTGATTTTTGAAATGTACATTGCATTAATTTCACAATTAACAATAACTGCTTGAGCCTTAAAAAATTTAAGAGGTAAAAAATGTTTATACCAATATCAGCAATACTTGTAATGGGAATATTATTTATTGTTATTGCAAATAACAGCAAAAGTAAAATAGATTATTATAGGGTACAATGTGATCTATGGAGACAATCAGCTATGGACTTGCAAAGGGAAATAAATGAAAGAAACCATAAGAAACTAACCCAATTTAGGTAAATGTTCTCTCTCCAAGCCCCAGTGAAGAATAGTAGCTGGGGCATCTTTTTAATTATTTTGTAAATAAAACTTGACAAGTATATATAAAAAGCCTTATAATTACTACATGAGAACTATTAATTCACAAACAAGAGAGAATAAAATGTTAAAAGAAAAAAAACTAAACCAAAACAAAAAAACAATTTCACTTAACTTGCAAGACTTTAAAGGTTGGAATAATAGACCCTATATTAATTTAGATAGCATACCTTTAAGTAAAGACTATGATCTTGATTATGTTAGTAAAGGTATTAACATAGAAGTTGCAAAGGGGTTAGATATTGCAGTTAGGATCAATGAAGAGGGTTTTGCTTATATTGAAGTTCACAACCATTTAGGTATATATGGTGAAAGTCAAAAAGTAAAAATTAAAGATGCTAATAAAAATTTAGATGCAAGAACTGATATTGTAGGCACTGAATTGGATGCAGAGAATTGTTCAGTTACAGTTAAAAACTTTTTACATAAAGAGGGAGTGGCTTAACAGCCACCCCAGAGGGAGAAGAGAAAATGAAATACAAAAATCATACAATAACATTTGATGAGGGTGGTTTAGTCAAGTTTGATTACACTACAGATGAAACTATAGAAGATTTAAAAGATGATTTAGGTGCTGAGTGGGATGATTGCACACCAGAAGAAAAAAGAGATATGGTTTATAATGCTTTTTTAGATAATATAAAACATGATCTTAAATTCTATTTCAAAGATATGGAATTTTAGAATATACCCCACTACATACCAACATCAAGCCCTGAGCGTAAAAACTTGGGGCTTTTTGCTTTATATATTATTTATATTTATATAATATTTATATTTATAACTGTATACATACTGTTTAATCAGTACACCAGAAAAGTTACCTTTACAAATTATTATTATTTATTATAATTGCTTAACTTGAAATATTAGAAACTGGCACTGAAGATACAATATCTGGTAATTAATAGGCTATAATGCGTATATTTTAGGTTTTAAGAAACTTTTATTAAGGTAGCTACCCTCAAGGTGTATGAATAAAGAAACCCCAGAAAAACAAGCAATTATCAGGCTTGAAAATGGTCAATTTAAAAAAGGTCAATCAGGCAACCCAAAGGGCAGACCCAAAAAAGGTTTAGCTATTGCTGACATACTTACTGAAATTGGTTCAAGAATTGTAGC